GTCAATAATCCACTTCCACCTGTGAGATTTGACAAGGTTACTGTATCAGCACCAGTAGTTAAAGCACCTGCTAGACTTTCTGCACCTGCTGTTCCACCTGCTCCACCCAAAGAAAGGTCTAATTGAGCCAATTCAGCCGCAGTTAAACCAGTTCCAGATATAAGTCCACCACCACCAGTTAAGCTAGTAATTGTTGGTACTGTTGCACCTGTAGTTAAAGCCGTACCTAATGTAGTTGCTCCCGCAGTACCTCCAGCTCCACCTAACGCTAAATCTAATTGAGCTAGTTCAGCCGCAGTTAATCCTGCTGTTGTACTTGCTCCACCAGTTAACAAACCACCTGTTTCAGCACCTAAAGTCGCTACTTCAGCACCTAAAGCACCTGCACCTGCACCACCAAGAACAGCAGCCTCAGCCAAAGCCGTAGCACCCGCAGAACCACCAAGGCCACCAAGAGCTAGGTCAGCCGCAGCAAGTTCAGACGCTGTAAGACCTGCAACTGTTCCCGCAGTGCCTCCACCACCGATAGCTGCTGATAAATCTGGCACACCAAACATCAAACCACCAGCCGCCAACAAAAATGGCAACATTGAGTTATCAACTTTTTGTTGTGTACCAGTACGCTCTACTTCACCCGAAGGTAAATATTGGTTGTATTTGCCACCAGCTTTATTTTCGTTTTCTTTGTAAGCAAGTATGTTTTCAAGTGGGCCAATTTGTTGATCCTCACCAGAACCAGTAATTCTAAAATTAGGTTGATAAAAGGTATCACCCAACTTTAGAGTAGAACCTACTGGTAAGTCAGTCCTTTGAATTAAAGCCTTAACAATGTCAGCCTCTGTAATGCCATACTCAGACATTTGCTGATTAACTTGGTCTGGTGTTGCATTGCGGTTCGTATCAATCCATTGATTGATGTTCGCCAAATAATCTATATTATTTTCTAATGCGTATTTTGCTGCTGCAGAAGTAGCCATGATTTTTCCTTACAAATTTCCTGTTGCTGTGCTTGGGAATGTGCGTTTATCGCCAGGCCAAATGATTCTTACAGCACCATTAGCACCTGTTCCTGCAGTATTTACGCCAGAGCCATACCAAGAAGAACCACCGCCACCGCCATAAGCACCACCATTAGCACCAGTTTCTTGAGAGCCATTTGAGCCATTAGATCCGCTTGATCCACCTTTACCAAAGACACTACCAGTAGTACCACCTGCGCCATTAGAGCCTTGACCTAAAAGTCCTACACCGCCACCAGAGCCAACAATAATAGTTGATGTAGCAATACCGCCACCGCCACCACCACCGCCAGAGCCTGCTGATCCATCTCCAAAGAAGTCAGAGCCTAAGCCTCCATTACCTGCATAACCGCCTGCACCACCACCTCCAGCGCCTCCACCATTACCGCCTGCACCGCCACCAGTTCCAGCGTATGTGCCACCAATAGAGGCAACAGGAGGATTAGATGGGCTACTAGCACCACCACCAAATCCACAAACAGTTGATGTGTTTACAAAGTAAGAATTACCACCTGCAGCGCCACCAGTTTGATAAGTAAAGCCATCGCTCTCACCACCTACGCCACCAGTGCCAACAACTACTGTGTAACTGTTGCCAGGAGTAACTGAATAAGTATTTAGATAACCTAAACCGCCACCCGCACCAGAGCCACGATCTCCACCACCAAGGTTTCCTGAAGCACCACTACCCGCACCCACACAAACAACAGACACAGAAGTAACGTGAGCAGGGCAAACCCATGAGTAAGTGCCAGGCGTTGTGTATTCCTGTTGACTAGCAACATTACTTCCCGACAAGAATGCGTTGATAGCGGCAAACATTATGCTGTGTACCCTTGTGAGTAAGAACCATACCAATATGTGCCATCAGCAACAAAAGTAAATATATCTAACTTTCCTGCAGTAGTGGTCACAGTTGGAGCGCCAAGAACATTGAACTTAACACTTGTAAATGTTGCACTACCACCACCAGTAGTAGCCGCTTGTTTAAGAATCAAGATAAATGACTTACCTGCAGTAGCAGTAGGCATTGTGAATGTGCAAGCAGTAGAAGCAGTCAAAGTTGCAGTCTGAACAGTGCCATTCGTTAGAGACAAAGTGTTTGACGTTGTAACTGTACCAATCGCAACAACACCTTCTGTATAGTTGTTCACAGTAGGGTTAGTTAGAGTCTTGTTTGTCAGAGTTTGAGTATCTGTAGTGCCAACAATCGTGCCACTTGGTGCGCCAGAAGAATCTAATTTAGTCGCAATGGCAGTCTGAATGTTGTTGAACTCAGTGTCAATCTCAGTACCCTTGACAATCTTTAAAGGATTGCCAGAGGTAAGATTATCTTTAGTCGCAAAGTCAGTACTCTTTGTGTAGTTACTCATGATATTTTTCCATTCTTAGCTTGGATTTCAATTTTCTGGATCGACAACTGCGCTCCATCAATAACAAGTTCATAACCAGTTTGAACAACCTTGCCTGTACCACTTGCAGAAACAGTCAAAGTATTTAGCGCTATGCCATCAGAGTAATAAGATACAGTAGTTGCATTTGCACCATACTCATCAATTCCATACTGAGCAACACCCTGTAAAGGGATAGTTGCGTTGGCACTCAAATAATTACTCTTAAAATCAAAGCCCCACTTGATCGTGACTGTCTGATTTGTTCCACCAATCACAACGGCGGAAATCTTCTTCAGAATAGAAGTCTGGTTGACATTGCCAAGGTCTGCATTGTTTGTGTAGTACAGCATCCTGTAAGACGTTTGATAGTCTGAATAGCCAGTGTATGTACCTACATATCCATTTTTACCAATGTATAACTCACCATTTCTGCGTGACAAAAAAGCAGTAGGAGCAATAGAGTCCCAAGTTGTTATCCTTGAAGAACCATCTTGCAACTGAACCTTGGTATCAAAGCAGTAAACAACTTGACCAACTGGTAAAGTTAGTAAATAGAAACCTTCTCGCTCAGAATAAACAGACTTAATGTTTGCCAATGTTTGACCAGCAACAGAAGTCATCAAGTCATTGCGTACATTCTTAGACAAATCACGTTCTGGAGAAGACTTCTCTTGAATAGTCCTCATCAAAGAACGAACACCACTGTTTGACAAGAAAATCACATCAGTGCTTGTTACTTGAACAGTATCTCTACCTAAACAACCAATCCCACCAATAGTGTCAGACAAACTCATTGTGGATGGCGTAGACGCACCTTGATAAACCAAGATTTGACGTTTACCAAAGACAAACAAGAAGCCATTGTGGGCAGCCAATGCTTGCACTTCATCTGCACCATTAGGCCATACTTGATTAACATTTAACGATCCAGAAGTGCCACCTGTCCATACATGACCAGTTAGCAAATCAGAAAAAGTTATGGTTGTTTTGTCAGTGGTGCTATTAGCAACCCATAAGCGACCAAAGGCAGATATTGCAATGTTGGCTAAAGGAACAGTACCCGCATAACCAGACTTTTCACTCACTCTGCGATAAGTTGTTGTGCTTACTGCAGGGTCATAGATTAGAGGATCATGTGCATTCTGAAAGAAATAAGTAATTCCATTTAAAGACGCACATTGCCAATTACTTGCAGTAATGGTGGGAGCAGTACCGCCACCACCATAGGTCAACTCAGTCACTGCATTAGATGTTCCGAGCTTGAACAACTTATTGTTGCCAGCAAACAAAACAGTCAAAGTGCCATCAGTCTGGACTAGCTCATGGATTACACCAATATCATTAGCACCAAGGTTTCCAGAAGATGAGTTAACCCTTGTCCAACCTTTTCTTGAGCCAATACGACCATATTGGTCAATGATGCAATTGGTAGCAACAAGCGCAAAACCAGATGCCAAATCCAATGGAGAATCTTGCGTATTCAAGCCTAAAAAGCCTGGCGCAGAGATGCTGAAGGTTTGGATAGGTTGAGCCATTAAATAGCCTCAAAAGTACCAAATTCAGGGTAGCGAGTAGCCTCTGTAGCAATGTAGTCGGACAACATAGACTTATACAGTTGATAAGCCTCAGAAGAATTCATCCCGCCATCTTCACCACGCTCAACCAAAGCCCTTGCATAGGCACTCTGAACGAGCAATTCAGCAGCAACAGCAATAACTGTACTGTCACTAGATAAAACGGCTTGTGGAACAACTAAGCTAAATGCAATGTTGTAAACACCATCAGGAATCGGAAATAAGGTTACTTTTGTGTCGTAACTAGCATCTACACCCTCAAAGGTGTAATACATTGGAATTGAACTAGAAGGAGTACCAAAGTTCAAATAACGATTCATACTAGCAAACGTAATGTTATCAAGATTGATCTTGCTAGTAGAGTTAATTACATCTTGAACACGGAATTTCTGACCCGCACCAGTTAATGCGTATGAATTAGTACCAGAAGTAGTAGTTATGTTTACAGTTGTGCCAAGAGCATTCCACTCATAAGCATCTTCAACATGACGCTTTGCATCGTTAATAAACTTGCCAATAAGTGCGGAATAAGATGTTTCGGAAACAGTTGATACTTCTGCTTCACGCAGACGAACAAGCACATCATTTACTGCTTGCAAATAAGTGGTCATTTCTTATTCCTCTCTGAGATCGCTTTAGCTTTAGCTTTAGCGTCTGCCTTGGATGATGCACCCCAAGCATTGAGAGAAAGTAAAAGTCGGGTAGGCTTTCCATCTTTCATCTCAGCGCCAGGCATATTGCCCATTCGTGCTAAAAAGGATGCCCTACGAGGGTTATCTCCCGACTTTA